ATAAAGGTATTTTCTTTGATACCGCTAACTCTGCTGCCACGTTTGACCTGACTGCTGCAGGTCGAGCGCTGCTTGATGATGCTGATGCTGCTGCACAGCGCACCACTCTGGGTGTTGCGATCGGCAGTGATGTCCAGGCATACGATGCCGAGCTTGCTGCACTTGCTGGTTTAACCAGTGCTGCCAACAAGCTGCCTTACTTCACAGGCAGTGGCACTGCTGATCTTGCAGATCTGACTGCGTTTGCTCGTACTCTGCTGGATGATGCCAACGCATCTACAGCACGTACAACCCTTGGCCTCGCCATCGGTTCTGATGTTCAGGCTTACAACGCTCAGCTGGCAGCTTTTGCTGCACTGTCAAACTCTGATGGCAACTTTGTTGTCGGCAACGGATCTACATTCGTTGTGGAGTCTGGAGCGACTGCACGCACCAGCCTTGGCCTTGGTTCGATTGCAACTCAGGCTTCTAACAACGTGAGCATCACTGGTGGTTCTATCTCAGGCATAGAACTAGATGGAGGTACGTTCTGAGTTAACACATACATCCTGCCGGGTAACACCGGCAGGTTTTTTTATGGACACTAATCAGAACCGTCCCACAGAAACTGCCACTAATGTAGGCAGCGGAAACGTTTCCCCACTCTTCCATGATCAAACGTGTCATTGGTGTCGCCGGTATGGCAGCTGTGCTGGCTTCTCCTGCTTACGCAGGCGAGTTCTACGTGAATCCTGAGTTGAACGTTGGCGCTGGTATGGATTCCGGTGTTGGCTCTGCCACTTTGGAAACCCATGTCGGTTACGACTTCGACAATGGTGCTTACATTCAGGCTGGTCCTGCTTTGCTGATGCCTGACTCTGGTGAGCAAGAAGTTGAAATTAGCGGCAAGGCTGGCATTAGTGCTGGTCCTCTCTATGGAGAGGTTTCCTTCATGACTGGTGATGAGCTGGGCCTTGGTTTCAAAACTGGCGCCAAGTTCTCTTTCTGAGCTAACCTAAAAACGCAGAGCTGACCCCCTGTTCCTCACACCAGGGGGTTTTTCATGCCTACAAGAAAACCCTGCCTAGGACAGGGTTCTCAAGCGCAGTGACGGACTCCGGACGCAGCGGTGGTCTATATGCTTGTAGCTACTATGACTGTGATCTGCGTTTTGGTCAAGTGCAAAAGGTTTTTAATGTCTTATCAGTGCTGGCGTTCCTGATGTCTGGAACGTTGGTTGGAGCGACAATCGTTGCGTTTGCTCGCGTTCCAGGGATGGTTCAAGACTATTTAGACGAAGCCACCAGTGGTGTTATTGACGAGGTGACAGAGGCTATCCCTGGTCAGATCGATGAAGCGATGCCAGAACTGCCGACAGAGACTGGTTTGCCGATCAAGTCACCATTTTAGTGTTGGCAGTTGGATCGTCGTTATGGGCTTCCGGTCCGAAACCTTCAGCCTTGATTTTTGCCATATCAAGTTCTGGCGCGGGTGTCTCCGCTTTCTGCTCAAACGAAGCTAGCCATTCACGTAATGCGTCTCCTGTTGGAGTACCTTTAGGCCATTTAACGTGTCGCAAGATCATCTTGTGATCTGTGAACAGCTGAGACGATTTGCCAGACAAGACTGTGTAGGTGATCTGAGGGCCTTCACGTCTACGGTTTCGCTCGATCCAAAGCTGACCAGCAACAAACCGTTCACTCTTCATGCCGGAAATCCCTGAGATTGGTATTGGTGCGGTGCAAGTACCGGAGATTCCGGCCTGGCGTGCTATGCCTCCACAGAGTATCCCGATTGAACCGCCTATAACGCTACAGATCGGCTTTCCTGTTGCTGATATCCCAGGGTGTGTAGAGACCAGAAATTCAGGAGCAGGCGACAAAGAGATCTATAACACCGATCCAAAAGGCAACATCACAGTCTGTGGTGGTCAGATGCCTTCATACAAACCAATCGACTACACACCTGGAACGTTGGTGTATGGCGCTGCAAAACCTCCACCGCCACAAGAAGAAGAAATAGAGCCGAAGAAAGAAAAACCGGCTGGTTCCTTAAGCCAACCGGCAGTGTCTCTTCCATCAGGTCGTGGCATTCCTGACATCCCATTAGATAGCAACGAGTTGCCATGCCCGCCACTGGATGCATTACCTATTGGTGTAAGAGGCAAGCAAGGTACAGGCATTGTTATTGGCTACAAACGTGTCGATGGTCAGTGCATCACGATGTATGACCGCTTGCCGATCGACAAGATTATCGACAACTACCTGCCTCCTGCACCTGTTGCGCTGACGACTGGAGTTATCGCTGCAACGGCTGCAACGTCAGCGGTTGTTGGAAAGCCGCTAGGTGACTACGTGTTGAAACTGATCAGACCTACTGTCAAAAAAATAGTGAAGAAGGTCAAGGGGATGATTGGGAAGAAACCTCGTCCTGAGTCTGTTGCTGAGCGGATGAAGTTTCAGCGTTCTCTCCGTAAGTGATTTTGTGAATGTGGGGCGGAATGACGCCTGGCGGATTTCGCAGGACTACGTCAGCACAGATTTTGCTGTAAGGGCTGTCGGGGTGGAACGTGATGCCTTGCTTCATTAATTCTGCGCAATTCTTAAGCCTCGCAATCTCGTAATTCAACCTTTTGTCAGCAAGCTGGGCGTCGAGCAAAGCCACCTGTTTCTCGGCTGCTTTTCTACAGCTTCTGACGTGCGAGCGGTCAAGCGGTACTGAAATCGTGGCTGTAATCCCGCCATTAATCGAGTAATTCGTCTTTTGACCCGTCCTGATCGGACGATAGTAAAGGACATTGCCCGGATTATCGGGCTGGCCGTCTGGGATGGGATTACCCTCCGGATCTGTCGCGCCAACCAAATCGAGCTGATCATAAACAGGCTCTTGGTAGTAGCTCTCATAGGGATGTGCCCAGCTAGTAGTTGTACTCAGGAAAGGATTGATGTGAAGAGTCGCTCCCTGACAAGATATACCTGCATAGTTGAAGCCAAATGTGCGTGATGGCACTACTTGCACAGCTTGATTCGTGACACTTCCAGAGCTGTTCGCGACTGGAGCGGCAGTACTAGAGACTTGGGCTTGTGCTGGAGCGGAAAGCAGCAGAAGCGTTGCTATGACTCGCTTCATTGAGTAAAGGTACTTGTGGTTTCAGTTATAGATTCAATGTCGGTGTCACGGTTGATGAGCGTATGGTTCACCAAACCTGGACCTTGCAGAGTTTCGACGAACTGCATAGCCTCGCCTTGATTGACGATTGTCCAAGTCGGCTTGGTTGCAGCATCAATGCTGGTCCATTTGCTGGTGATGCCTTGAATGGTGTTTGACGTTGTTGTAAGACCCATTGGAGCGATAGCAGCGTCAGTCTTGATGTTTGTACCACTGACTGAATACTCGTAGCCAGTACGGTACTCATACGAGTTAATGACCTCTGTGACTTTGGTTTTGGTCGTTGTCGTGGAGGAGAGAACGCCTTGGGAAAAGTTAGGCACCACTGGGACTGCTGCTGCTGGTGCGGCAACAAGCAAAAGCAGCAACAGAATCATTTGATCGTCAGTTCCTGGATGACTTGACCGATCGCAGTTGTGCCAGCACCACCTGCCGTGACAGTAAGAGCGCCATCAGTTGCAATGGTGCCAGCTAGCGTTCCAGCAACTCCACCTGATGTAGTCGTTGTATTGCCGAAAACTGGCAGTGCTGGGACTACTCCGGCGGTAACTGTTGTTGAGAGAACGGTTGGGACATCATCTCCTTCTGTATAGCTTTCGCTGTAACTGAAAGCATCACCAGCAGTAGTAATGCTGTAGTCGCCAGGAGTGTACCCGAGAGCAGTCCCTGAAGTAAGGGTGCCAAGAGTAGGAGCAGTGCCCAAAGTGACGTTAGAGCCAGATACCGCCATGGAAGATGGTTGACGGATTGCAACTGATCCTGCTCCATCAACCGACAATGAAACTGACGACTGGATTTTATGGGTAATGTCTGCCTGCGCTGGAGCGGCAAGCAAGCTGGCGGCTAGCGCCAGAAGTGCCCTTTTCATTTGATTCCAGCTTTGGTGTCCTTGTTATCCACAATAGTCGGCTTTTTATTGCTATTCCCATTGCTCTTGCGCTCAATGCCAAATGAAGCCATGGCTCCAGTAAGAAGAGACGCCACGAACGTGTTGTCCATCTTCATCTGCGGGAAGATGCCAAGGTAAGAAGCGGTCAAAAGCGCGGCGCTCCAAGCCAAGACCAAAGCCTTGACGACATCTGCCATTGAGATGCCTTCCTTTTCGTGCTGATCTTCAGGGTTGGTGGCCATAGCAGAACAGGGCTACCGTTATAGGGTAACTAAGTCAATCCCATGCTTCTAGTTCTCAAGCCAATCCTGATGATGGCCTGGAAATCACGGGCGTTCAAAGAGCTGATCGTGGCGATGCTGGAAAAAATCGTTGCGAGGACAGATAACGATTTAGACGATCTAGCTGTCAAGCATGTACGCGAAATGCTGTTGCCTGACACAAGGATTGAAAAATAAGTAGTGTTCGGCATTATCCGGCTAACCCTGCTGCTATCGCTTATGGCTTTAGCTTTGCTGCCCTTCCTAAGATTTTTCCGTGGTACGCCCTACCAGCTGGCTGCAATTAAACAGCTTGAAGAGTCCATGCCGCCGGAACTATTGGAGCACGAGGCTGATTGGTTTCAGGCGTGGAAGGAGAGTGGGTACGACCAACAGATCTATATGCCTTACTTCAGACAGCTCGACAACAAGACCGGAACGGGCTATCGGGAGTGTTTTAGTTCAGCGGCGGCCATGGTGGCTGCGTATTACAAAAAGGTTCGCACGGATGATGAATACAATGCGATCCGTGCTCAATTTGGCGACACCACGTCGGTAGAAGCTCAGCTGGCAGCGTTGCGGAGCTTGGGTTTAGAAGCTGAGTTTCGCAAGGATGGCGACGCTGACATGGTGGAGCTTGAGATTGAAAACGGAAGGCCGGTTCTTGCGGGCTATCTCAGCGCAGGCAACATGCTTCGTGGTGAACCACCAATGTGCAACGGTCTTGGTTGCGGTCATTGGCTGGTTATCAGCGGTTTTGCAGGGAAACGTAGTTCTGACCCGGAGTGGATCGTTCAAGACCCCCTTGGCTATCCAGAAATGGAGAAAGGCGGTCATAGCAATCCGCATCTAGGGCGGAATGTTCGCGTAAGGCAAGCTGCGTTTTACCAACGCTGGCAATCAGAAGGTCCTGGGACAGGATGGGTAATCTTGGTGAGTGATTAAGCTCTAAGCGTGGCGTAATGGCAGCAGGCCCGCTATAGCTTGCGTAATCCTGCGAGCACGCTAATGGGCTGGTCAGACTGGATGATCATCGAGCAATCTCTCGAAGAAGAGCTACACCTTGAAAAGGTAGTCCGAGAGATACAAGGCTGTGACGACAAAGATGTTTTGATGCAGCTCTGTGTCGCGATGGCGCAACAGAACTGGCACCACAGTAAGTTGCTGAGACAAGCTGTGAATCACATTGCATCGTTGGACTCTGTTTTGATGCCTAGTGACTAGGATTTGCGTCTCATCCTTTTTAAGGGCGAGGACAAGTGACCTGCAGCGGATCAGGTGTGAGGAGCGTCAGGTGCGCGAGCCGGCTCTAGTCCGCAATTTTTGATACGAAGGCAGTAGCAGTAAAACCAATGCGCCTTCCAGTCTTCAGCAAAAAAGCGCCGCATACCTGAGTATGTGACGCAATATTGGTCGCCGATGACCTTGATTGTTGGATCAGTCATTTGTCGAGGACTTACACGAAGCGCTACAAGAGTCGTCAGGCGCGACCTGCAGCCGTTTCCGGTACTGCACGCATGATGCCTCGACAATCAGAAGCGTGACCGTTTCTTAGCAGGTGCAGACTCTTCTGCTTCTTTCCTAGGCGGCAAGCTGAAGTCGTTCACGTTCAGCTCAAGGCTTATGCCAGTGCTGCCATCTTTACGCTCGTACTCGCGGTGATGAGCTTGACCGCTAACGACAAGACGCATGCCTTTCTTGACGTAATCCATGACGACGTCGCCGCGATTGCCCCAGACAGCGCAGTTGATCCACGTTGTTGTCTCTTCGTCTTTGGTCTTGCGATTCACAGCCAGAGAGAAGTTCGTGACAGTGCTGCTGCCAGCTTCACGCTGTTCAGGATCGCTGCCGACGTTGCCGTATGCGGTGAGATTAAGCACGGTGTTTACCTCGGAAAAATTGAGAGATGATGATGCGGAGAGCTTGGTTTTGGTTGTAACCACGGCTCTCCATGAAGTGTTTGAGCCTGTCGGCTAGATCTTTGTCGAGCCGAACTTGAAACTGAAGAGGACGACGCTTAGCGTCAGCTCGCTTTCGATACTCTTTTAAATCTTTGTCATCCATTCAAGTCTTTCTTAGAAAGCTTTTGTTTGCTGTGCCAGTCATTGATGAACTTTTGATGGTTCACAGTTTGGATTCGATCGGAGACTGAGCCTTGCCCTGCAAACTTACCGTCGAATGCTTTGCAGAACTGTTTGAGTTTTTCGTCGCTCAGTTCTTCAAGCAGGTCGAGCAGCATTTCTTTGTCGTCTTCTTCAAGAGGTACGTCGCCATCATCCACGTCTTGTGGCTTTTCCACAAGCGCAGCAGGCTCATCGCCACGCATCGGATCTTCAACCTGTTCGCGAGCCCACAACTGCCATGCGAGACCAAACGTGAAAGCAGCACAGCTGGCAAGAGCTCGCCTATGCGTATCGGTGACATCACGTGCCGTGATGTTCTCGTATGGAACAGGATTGTTTTTGAAGTCCATCACAGCCTGTGGAAAGTCAGGCGTGCGCTCGCCGTTAGGACCGCTGAAGTAGCCAACAATGTAACCAGTGCCGTTTGGTGCCTTCCAAACGTGACTACTGTCGACGTAGTGAGCTAAGTGGAATTGCCAGCCAGGAGCGTTGTCTTGAAGCAAATGAGCAACACGGCACCAGTTGACGTAGTCAGCTGTGTATTTGCCTGTGCCTTTCTTGCTGACATCATCAGTGGTGATGACATCACCGAGATTGGGCATCGAGAGCTTCGATGGTGACGATGGCGCTGGGTCTTTCGTCGATGGAGGCATAACGTCGGTTAGCGTTGAGTTCGATGATCTGTGAATCATCTAGGTAGCAGAGGCCTTGGAGCGCATCGCATAGAGCACGGCAGAGCTTGTCAAGATCGCCGATACGTGATGTGCAATGACGCGGAGCAGAAGGCTTGAGTTGACCGTTAGCGCGGTAATGACTCTGCGGCCGAGCGAACAAGAACGAGACCTTGATTCGCATCGGCAGTATGGCATGCCATTCAGCGGGGAGCAACCTTTCTGCGGCGTGTTTTATGTCTTGTCGCCATGGTTTTACCCGATTTGACGACTCGACCATCACACCTTTGCCTAGATGGCGTTTGCTGCCTTGCGGGGCAGGTTTGCCGTAAACAGTGAACGTGAAACTACTGCTCAAGAGCTGCGCATGCTTGCTGCACGCCAGCTAAGCAGTCTCGCTTCGTCATGTCATCTAGCGTCGACGTGAGGCAGTACCAAGTAGCGGCACCAAACAGCACGCAGAACGCAGCGATCATGACTCGTTCACGCTTGCGGAGATTTTCGGGCTCGTAGTGGCGTTGGATCATTTTGCTTTTGCGGGACGACCGCGCTTAGGTTTGTCAGCTTGTTTTTTGATCTCGTCATAACGTTTGCCAGCGAGATCTCTAGCGAGCTTCAGCTCTTCGCACGCTTTGTGGTCGCGCTGAAGCTCTTTGTACTTGAACTGGGCTAAGTTGACCCGACCGCATTGATCAACAATCGCCTCTTGCACGCATTCTTGCGCCATGTTCATGCGCCAGAACCATGTCTCAGCGTCTTCATTAGTGAAACGCTTGAGAGCTGCATCGTCGCTTTCAGAAACGTCTTCTGCAAGCTCGAATTGCTTTTCCCATGTCGCATCGAAGGCAGCGACCAATGCCACAACCTTGCGAGCTTCTTGGATCACATTTCGATCAGCGTGTTGGATGTCTTGATGGCGTTTGCGGTGTGCCGCGAGAGCTTGGACAACTTCAGCTGATTGCTCGACGTATTCGTTGCGTTCTTTGTCAAAAGTCATGAGGAGACCTTGGATGACGGGAACTTAGCTGCCAGCTTCTGAACAACGTCAGCGAAGCTGCCGGGCTCAGGCTGATCTTCAGGGTCAGGCAAGTAAGCGACAGCGTCGCTCACAAGCTCGGCAATCACGTTCAGCTCGGCTGTCGTGAGCTGCACTGGATGCAGGATGCTCATAAATCTGTGTTGTAGTGAGCGTCTCCGCCCTTACTTTTAATTGTGGCATGCCGCACGCGGAACAGCAACCCTTCCTCAGCAGCTTGCCAAAGCACAGCATTGATAAATGGGCTGTAGGACGCTGATGACGTGTCATCTTCATAGCCTGCACGTCTTGCGGCAACGCGAACAACAGCCATTAGCTCAGGATCTTTTCGACCGCGTGGGCGTTGATCACACTTGCCACGATTCTCTTCTTTCTCTGTGAACCCCTTGATCTGGTCAGGTTGTTCAGTGATGGGGATTGTTTCTTGAGCGAAAGGCAATTCGTGCTCGATGGATGCGCTTGGTATGCCTTTCAAAAAGGCTTGCATCTCAAGCGTTTGCTCTGCAAGAGGAGCCGGGCTTGCGTTCAAGCCTTCGCGTCCTTCAGAACCTTTCTTGCTCTTCTTATTAACCCTGAATTTGATTTCAGGAATATGGCCGCAAAGTTCATCGCGCCCATCAATGTGCCAGCACAAATCCTTGAACCAAGTCTGAGGATTCGCGTCTGACTGGAATATGTGAACGACATACTCTGTTGTTACGTCGTGCAAAAGCAACGCTTGAGCGACAGGTCGTGTGCCCTCAGAGCTTTTGCGATAGCTGTAGGCGCAGCTTAGAAGCGTTTTGCCTACATACTCATCGCGAGCGTCGAGGCTCGGGAGTCCCAATGACTGCATAGTGAATTACCGTAGTTGTGGCTCTCGCCGGAGCCATTATGGCATGCCACAACAGTACGCGCAATCACCAGCGCCGTTTCTTTTTAAAGTCGTATTTGTCCCAAGTGTCGAGCCACTTCTCCACACACTTAGCTGGATCTTCTCTAATAACACGGCATTCGCCTGGCCCAGAGATGACCGTCACACAACTGTCGATCACTACGTTTGGATGGCGGTTTTGCATCATCGCCGTGTATGCGCCGAGCTGATCTGTTGCCGGTTTACGCCGTTTGAAGCTGCTCTCGCTACCTACGGTCTTCAAATCGCCGATAATGATTTCTCCGGTCGGCTTATAGAGCAGAAAATCGAACGATCCGCCCATCGACTTAGTAGGTTCGCAGAGTCGATACTCAGTTGCCATCACTTCGACATCTCGGAATACCTCACAGTCGAGTAGTGGATCGCTCCACCTACGCCAACGATCTTCGATCGTCTGTTGCTTGTCGCGTAACTTGTTATCCAAGATTTCGTGCAGCGTCTCGCCGCGCAGCTTCCATCCGTCTGGACCATTTTTCGTTACTTCAATCCAATGCTTCGCGTTGTCGTCTAGATCGAAGCTCAGCACTTGCGTTACGGACCTCGCCAGCCAGCTCTCCTTAAACCTGTAGCGATGCCACTGTGCATAAAATTTGAGATGTTCGATCGGTTTCAGCATTTGACCTTGCCAGCTCGGTGAGTATGCGGCATCATCTCGCTCGTCGCAATCTCTGAATGCACCCTCAACAGGATCAAGACACAAATTACGTCTTGCTCGATCCGCGCGTAAAGAAGCTTCTCAGATCAAAGCGACCTATCGGCATTCCGTCTGATACGGCGTACGTGAACCTGCTGTTGCAGCAGTATTTGCCTAGTCAGCCTGATCGGTTAGGTGATTGATCCCGATAAGGAGAGCCGCGCTTATGCTCTCCTTAAGTGGGTGCCATACTCCCTGCCCACAGATTTTGATGAAGAGCTTGCGATGCATGGCGTATACAGCGCTATGCAACGTAAGCGGTCAGATGCCGCGTTAGACGAACATGACGCCAAGCATCCCTATAAACCGAGTTCCGAGCTTGCTGCCTTTCGGGAGCTTGAGCGACTAGGAATCTACAACCAATCTGTTTTTTACTCCCCAGCAAAAGCCAAGTGTGGACACTACAGCGAACGACTCAAAAAACTGTCAGATCGACCCAGCTCTTCAAGACACGTCGGATCGCCTCGAAGCTTTAAAAGAAATCGCCGTCCGCGTCGTTGGCTATACGACGGACCCTAGCGACAGGCTTCTGCTGTTTCGCGAGCAAGCTTGTGACATCGGGTTCAATCTGACCAAAGCAGAAGCAAGTGGCTATCTCGCGAAAGCATTAGGGCAAGATCTTGCAATACCTGAGCCCAAAAGAGGCGGCGACAATCTCAACGTAGTTCCGCAGCCGTTTCTATGGGACGGCGTAATCATGAGCGGACGACAGAATTTGTTGGTAGCTCCGCCAAAAGTAGGCAAAAGCGCGTTAATGGTTGCTTTAGCTGCTGCGTCTCTGCGCCAAGAATCAGAGTTCTTAGGCGTCGGCATCAGCCAGCACATCAATAAG